GCAGCCAACACTATTTTAATTCAAACAGGTGGTTTCATTTATCAACTTGGCCCAACAATCTTTGCAACGGATAGTGAGGCTGATCCTGGGGTTGGCGCAAGTCCGAATACGTTTGATGACCCAATAAGTTACGGAATTGTTCGTCGTAAAGCCGAAACAACAACGGTCAGTTCTTCTGTAAACCCTAACGTGCCTGCAAGCGGTGAAGTGTCCATGTCTGATTACTATGGTGGTCGAGATGACTAGAAAAGCCAGCAAGATGCCAGCCCGAAACAAAAAGAACTTCAGGCCAACCAAGGCCGGAGCAGGCATGACTAAGAAGGGCGTAGCTGCATATCGTCGTATGAACCCCGGTAGTAAGCTGAAGACTGCCGTTACAGGTAAAGTCAAAAAAGGTAGCGCGGCGGCAAAGCGTAGAAAATCATTCTGCGCTCGTTCTGCTGGTCAGATGAAGAAGTTTCCCAAAGCCGCGAAGAATCCTAACAGCAGATTGCGTCAGGCAAGAAGACGGTGGAAGTGTTGACATGAAAATTCAGGAAGCAGTAGCCCGTATAGAAAAGCACGAAGCAGAATGTTCTCTTCGATACGAGGAAATACAACGTCGGCTAGAAGACGGTAAACAAAAAATGGATAAGCTGGATGCCAACATCTCAGCAAACTTTAAATATCTGGTGGGTATCATCATAGCAACTGCGTTACTGCCTTTTGTTGAGAGGTTGTTCTAATGACGATCTCTAGGTCGAGCATACCGAAGCAGATCACCAAGCCTCCACAGAAAAGAAAATGGAGCGCAAAACGCAAGCGTAGTATAAACTGTAAAAAGCCCAGAGGCTTTTCAGAGCGTGCCCATTGTGCAGGACGCAGGAAAAGGAAGAAATGAGATGTCAAAAAAGGATGCTTGTTACCACAAAGTCAAGGCACGTTATCGTGTCTTTCCGAGTGCTTACGCTTCCGGTGCAATTGCCAAGTGCAGAAAAGTCGGAGCTAAAAACTGGGGAAATAAAAGCAAGAGTAAAACAGTTAGAAAAGCAGATGGAGGAATGGTGCGCGGAGCTTCAAAGTTCAGAAACGGACAGAAGTACCGCTATAAAACCACCAAGATCTACTGATGCCAGCAGTAAGAAAAACTAAAAAAGGGTTGGCCCTTAAACGCTGGTTCAAAGAGGACTGGAAAGACGTTCGCACGGGTAAAAAGTGTGGTCGTAGAAAAGGAGAGAAGAGGGGCACACCGTATTGTCGTCCGTCAAAACGAGTCTCTTCTAAAACACCCAAGACTACTAAAGAAATGACAGCCGCTGAGAAGCGCAGTAGAGTTAGTCAAAAGAAACGGTTGGGACAACCAGCCGGTAAACCTCGTAGAGTCAAAGCAGTTAGAAGGAGAAAGACGCGATGATGAAGAAACGGAAGGGCATGAAAAAGGGCGGTATGATGAAGTCTAAAGGCTATCGCCGTGGCGGTGCCGTTGGTATGAAGTCCAAGGGCATGAAGCGTGGCGGTATGATGAAGTCCAAGGGCATGAAGCGTGGCGGTGCCACTAAAAAACCCACAATGACACTGGCTCAAATAAGAGCAGCAGCGAAGAAAAAAGGTTACAAGCTCACTAAAGCGTAATGCCTTATCTTCAAAGCAACATCCCTCACTTCAAGTGCTGGGTGCGCCGGGAATACACACACAACCATGAGAAATACCATGGCGAGTTTTTACACGCCATGGCTATTGCTGTGACGACTATGCCATGCAGGTCGTTGAGCTTTCAGGTTATATTCACGGGCATCGAAGCAGAAGGCGAGGAAGAGGACACTGTACACGGTGGTGCGATGTGGGCGCGTATGCCTATCACTGCACTGGTGGCAGATGAGCCTTTAGAAGAATGGCCTGTCCCTATGGCTGTTCATGATGCACAACCATGGGATTGCTCATCACATAACCACGCTGTGTATGTCTTAGATAGAGCCACACCTTGTCCCTGGTTTGCAAAGATAGATGGCGAGATGTTTCCTGCCAAATATTTGTTCACTGTAGATTATTCAGAAAACGAAATCGCGGATGATCCCGCACAACATAAGCAGAGCCATGTGTTGCATTTGCTTGATGCTGGTGAGTGGACAGGAAATATTGTGGCGTTGCCCAACAACCGTGTTAGAGTAACTCATCCAGCTTGGTTTGAGACGGGGACTGGTGCCCCAGACTTCAAGCCATCTGCTCATATACATTATTCTAAAAGTGATTTAGATTATACGTTAGATGTAAACAGGGTGTTTGATAACCTTTATAATGAGGAAGAGTGATGGCAACGTCCAGTTCAAGGAACTTTACTCTTGATGTAGCTGAAGTCATCGAGGAAGCCTACGAACGTTGTGGGTTGGAAGTCAGGACTGGGTATGATGCTGAGACAGCGAGACGCTCACTTAACATCATGTTTGCAGACTGGGCAAATAGAGGCGTAAATCTGTGGACAGTGCAGTTGGGCACACAAGCTCTCACATCAGGTACATCTACCTACACTCTATCTAGCGAGATTACTGATATACTTGAAGTGGTTGTTCGTCGTGACAACACTGATTTTCAGGTGCAACGCATCAGCCGGGGCGAGTATCAGAACCAACCAAACAAGGCGACAACAGGCAAGCCCTCTAGTTTCTATTTCAACAGACAGATTACACCAGAGATAAACCTGTGGCCCACGCCTGAAAACAGCACAGATGTTTTGCGTTATTACTTTGTTCAACGCATACAAGATGCTGATGCTTTGGTGAATGATGTAGATGCACCCTTCCGGTTTCTGCCCTGCATGGCAGCAGGACTGGCATACTACTTGTCTGTTAAACGCGCACCTCAAAGAATACAGGTGTTGAAATCAATCTACGAAGAAGAGTTCCAACGTGCCGCAGATGAAGACGAGGATCGTGTAGCACTCAAACTTACTCCAAGTATTGATTATCTACGGGTGCGCTAATGGCCCGGTTTGCATCAGGTAAAAGAGCATACGGCATCTCAGACAGATCTGGCTTTCGTTATCGCAAGGCAGAGATGCGGAAAGAGTGGAACGGTCTATTGGTGGGGCCGGATGAGTATGAACCCAAACATCCTCAACTTACACCGCCACGCAACATCTCTGACCCAGAAGCTATCCGCAATGCTAGGACAGATCGAACAGAACCAGCTATCGAAGTTCTGCTAGATCTTGATCCGTTTACATCGGGGTCTGCTAGTTCGGCAGTTATAACTGTTGCAGAAACAGCCCATGGTCGTTCGACCAGTGATGTAGTTCGGTTCCGGTCTACTGTGCCTTTTGATGGTTTTACATCAGCTGCGCTTGAAAATAGCAGCGGATTTACAATCACCGTTGTGGACACAAACTCTTATACTTTTGATATTAGTCAGCGAGGGTCATCGGAGACAGCCACTATTGGCTCTGTGTCTGGTGGCGGCAAAGTAGCTTCGGCTGGGCCAGTAACAGTGAGTGCATAATTATGAGTTTTACTTACAGCGAATTAAAAACAGCGATTCAGGATTATACCGAAAACACAGAGACATCTTTTGTTACGCACCTGAATGACTTCATCAAGGCGGCTGAAGACAGGCTCTTCAAGTCCGTGGACTTTGAGATATTCCGTAAAAACGTTACCAGCGCGTTTACCTCAAGTGATCGGTTCTTGACAGTACCCACTGATTTTTTAGCGTCATTTTCATTGCGTATCACAACATCGGGTTCTGAACGGTTTTTAGAACAAAAAGACGTAAACTTTTTACAGACCTTCACACCCTCTGCATCTACTACAGGTGTGCCACGATATTATGCACGGTTTGATGAAACAAACCTCATCGTTGCGCCGACACCAAACTCTAATTACACGGTAGAGCTACACTATTATTTCAGACCTGCAAGTCTCACAGCCGGTGCAGATAGCGGCACGACATGGCTTAGTACAAATGCGTCTTTTGCTTTGTTGTACGGCAGCTTGTTTGAAGCCTACGCTTATATGAAAAGCGACCCTGATATGTTAAAAGTTTACAGTGACAGATTTACAGAGGAACTGTTGCGACTGAAAGATCTGGGTGAAGCACGAGAAAACACAGATGCTTATCGTAAGGGTCTTCCAAGTAGAGAAAGGACGTAACGATGGCTACCTCTAATGCTGCAACCACATATCTTGAGGGCAAGCTACTCAGCTTTATCTTCAAAAACAACGCCGCAAGTTTCTCATCACCCGGCGACAGTATCTATGTCGGCCTAGCAACTGCTGTGTCTGATGCAGAAGCCGGTAGTCTGACAGAAGCTAGTTTTACTAATTATGCGCGACAGCAAGTTACAGCATCTAACTGGACGATTGCTTCTACAAGCACAGATGCACAGACCGTTGTAAACGCTGCCAACATAGAGTTTCCAGCATCGGGCGGTAGCACTCAGACAATCACACATGTGTTTTTGGTAGACGCATCGTCTAGCGGCAACATACTTTTTGTAGGTGCTTTAGACTCTTCAAGGTCTGTTGCGTCTGGTGATATCTTCCGAATCAACGCGAGTAATCTAACCATTGAGTTGAAATAATGGCTTTTGCAGTTAACGATAGAGTAAAAGAAACCAGCACGACTACAGGCACTGGCACTCTCTCGTTGGCTGGTGCGCTAACTGGGTTTCAAACCTTTGTAGCTGGCATAGGTAACAGCAACACTACCTACTATGCGATTGTTCACGAAAGTGCCAACGAGTTTGAGGTAGGCATCGGCACCGTAACGGATGCCTCGCCTGATACGCTGTCTCGCACAACCATACTAGAAAGCTCGAACAGCGATAGCGCAGTAAACTTTTCGTCTGGCACGAAGACTGTGTTCTGCACATTGCCTGCTGAAAAAGCATTGCTGGTGCCAGGGTCGGGTGATCTGACGATTGATGCACCTGCTGACATCATTCTTGATGCAGATGGCGCGGATGTTTTGCTGAAAGATGCTGGCACACAATATGCTGCGCTGACTAATTCTTCCGGCAATCTAGTCTTGAAGTCAGGTTCTACTACTGCAATTACATTTGACGGAGCCAATGCAACGTTTGCCGGGACTGTCACAATCGGCAGTGCTGGTATCAGTGAAGCAGAACTAGAGATACTTGACGGAGCAACCGTCACTACGGACGAGTTGAACGTACTCGACGGTATTACCTCTACGGTAGCAGAGCTAAATATTGTTGACGGGAATACTTCAGCTTCATCTGTCACAGTGGCTGACGCAGACCGTGTTGTGTTCAACGATGCAGGTACAATGAAGCAGGTGGCTGTTACAGACTTAGCCGCATACTTTGATGATGAAATCACGGCAATGCCTAACCTTACATCTGTCGGCACGCTAACTGCGCTGACAGTGGATGATGTAGCGGTAGACGGTAAAGTGATTACGATGACCGGCTCTACCAGTGATACTGCTACGTTTACGGTGGGAACAAACGGCACACTAGATATTGTCACAACAGATGACGCAGCGGCGGCTGCAAACATACAGATTACCGCAGATGGCACAGCAGAGCTTGCAGGCACAACGGTTACGCTTGACTCATCCGGTGGGATTACATTGGACGCAGATGGCGGTACAATTACCTTTGCCGATGCAGGCTCATCGCTAGGTACGATTACATCGTCTGGATACTCAGGTACTGCGGCGGTTGCCACGACAGTTACTGTCAGCGACAGCACAGCAAATACAAACTTCCCCGTCGTGTTTCATGATGAATCAAACGCGCTGTTAGATGACACGGGCGCACTGCGATATAACCCAAGCACGGGTGAGTTGTTGGTTCCAAAGCTCACGGTATCAGGGACAACCACAACGGTAGACACCGTTACGATGAACGCGCAAAACGCGATTATCTTTGAAGGTGCTACTGCGGATGCCCATGAAACCACGCTAACAATCGTAGATCCAACGGCAGACAGAACAATCAACTTACCGAACCAGTCGGGCACGATACCTGTGCTTGCCGCCGCAAGTAACACAGCAATCACATCCACACCAGCAGAGCTAAACATCTTAGATGGTGCAACCGTAGTTGTTGGTGAGATAAACTTCCTTGATTTAGGCTCAACAGCTGCTGGCACAGCGATTGCGTCAAAGGCAGTCATACTAGACTCCAACAAAGATTACACTGGAATTAGAAACTTTACAGTTACTGGGGAATTGGACGCGGCAACAGGTGACTTTTCTAGTGATGTAGACATAGATGGCGACCTGCTTGTAGGTGATGACATTACATTGGACAGCGATGCGGCGGTTCTAGGTTTTGGTGCAGATAAGGACGTAACGCTTACGCATGTTGCTGATACTGCTTTGTTGCTGAATAGCTCACGCCAACTACAGTTTGGTGACTCAGGTACATATATTCATCAAAGCGCAGACGGTGTTCTTGATTTGGTATCTGATACAGAACTAGAACTGAACGCCACGACGATAGACATCAACGGTAATGTAGAGATTAGCGGCACTACAACTCAGACAGGCGTGTCAACATCAACGGCAAAGGATGTGTTCAATGCAGGCATGTCGGTAAAGAACGGAGCCACATCAGCAGGGTTTGTAGAGTTCTTTGAAGACAGCGATAACGGCACGAACAAGGCAACGCTTATCGGCCCAGCTTCTACTGCCGATGTAACGCTGACACTACCCAGTGCAACAGGCACGGTGGCAACCACGGACGATGCAACGGCATTGGCAATCGCGTTAGGATAAAACATGGCTAATACATTCAAGGTAAAAACACATGCGGCAATGCCTGCTTCGGCTGGGACTTTGGAGACATTGTATACCTGCCCCGGCTCTACAACTTCTGTTGTCCTTGGACTGATACTTTGCAACGTAGGAACGGCGCAACACACTGTAGATGTGCAGTTGGTTTCAGATACCAATGACACAGAAACAAACGCGACAGTGAAGTTGCTGGAGAATGTGCCGATACCTGTAGGCTCGTCGTTAGAGGTTTTGTCTGGCGGTAAAGTTGTATTGCAGGACTCAGATGTTTTGAAGATTGACGCAGACACGGCGGCAAAGATTGACGCAACACTCAGTATTATGGAGATTACCTGATGGGTTATACTGGTAAGAAGCCAACCAATGTAGTCGATGTCAGCGAAACGCAATCACTTACGGTTGATGGCGACCTGACAATCGCTGACAAAATCGTTCACTCAGGAGATACTAACACCGCCATCCGCTTTGCTGATACCGATACTATTACCCTCGAAACGGCTGGAGGTGAAAGAGTCAGAGTTGATAGTTCTGGCCGCGTTGGTGTGGGTATTTCTCCTGATACTGCTTTGCATGTAGCAGGCAGTGGCGTTCCTTTTGAAGTAAACAGCACTAATAGTAATTCACTAAAACAAGAGTTTTCCGACAATGGAACAACAAGAGGTTTTATAGGAGCTAGTTCTGCAAATGCCTTTATGGTGGGGGATAGTTCAGGAAGCACTTTGTTTAATGTTACTTCTGCGGGGCTTCTTGGTATTCCTAATTTACCAGCATTTCAAGCAACTGGTTCAGGTCTTATGGCCTTTTCGGGGTCGGCGGCTTTGGCTGACGTTGTTCTAAGTTCAGCTTTTGTGAATAACGGCTCTGATTACAACACGACAACGGGTAAATTCACATGCCCAGTAGCGGGTATCTATTTGTTTTTCGCAAGTGTAACGACGACAGATGCAGCTACAGGTGTTGAGGCTTTTATTGTCAACGAAACTACTAGCTCAAGCATTGCAAGAGTTATCGGCTACGGAGATAGCTACGACCAAAATGTTATGATTGGTATTGATGACTGTGCCGCAAGTGATGTCATTAAAATACAGGCGATTAACAACAATAACACCAGCTTTAGTCTTGATAGGACAAGATGTAATTTTGGCGGCGTTCTTTTAGGGGCAAGTTAGAATGGCAAGCAAAGCAAGACAACTAGCACAATCCGCAAGCGCACCTGATGGTCGGAAGAATGTTGTGACCAACGGTTCAATGAACGTGGCTCAACGCTCGACCTCAGTTACAGGTATTGGTGCATCATCAGGTATTTTTGTAACTGATAGAATGAATTTAGGTCTTGCTGGCATGGATGGAAGATTAACCATGTCGCAAGATAGCGATAGCCCTGATGGTTTTGCTAACTCTTTGAAGTTTGATTGCACAACAGCACAATCTAGTTTAGACGCAGGAGATTTTGCTTGGTTCCAAACTCGTATTGAGGGTCAAGATTTACAAAGATTTTCTAAAGGAACGTCTAGCGCAAAAAACTTTACGTTTAGTTTCTATGTGAAGGCAAACTCTGCCCGTACTATGGTTGCAGAACTTTTTGACAATGACAACAGTAGAGCAGTTAGCAGAACATTTACAACAACAACAGATTGGTCACGCATCGAAATTGACTTTGGAGCAGATACTACAGGTGCATTTGATGATGATAACGCTCTAAGTTTGTATGTTGCCTTTTGGTTAGCATCGGGGTCTACATATAATAGTGGAACTTTGCAAACATCTTGGGTAGCGAGTAGTAGTGCAAATAGAAACGTAGGTGGCTCTAACTTTTTCAGTAGTACAGACAACACTTTGTTTATAACTGGGATGCAACTAGAAGTTGGCTCAGTAGCCACTGAGTTTGAGCATCGAAGTTTTGCTGAAGAGTTGCAGTTGTGCCAGAGGTATTACTTTGCTGGGTCAGGTCGCTTTCATTATGGAGATTTTCCAGAAGCACACTACCCTTTTCCCACCACAATGAGAGCAAATCCCACTGTCACTTTATCTGCTGTGCCAACAGGGGGTTCTGTTAATAGAACAAGAACAAATTTTGTTACAGTTACTGGAATGACCACTAATACTGGCAATATATCACCAGCGGCAGATGCGGAGTTATAATTGTGGAAAAAAAAATTACATTTACATCTGCAAAATATATTGCCGACAATGGAGAAAATAGCATTGTGCAGGCAGTTGTTGATGGAACAACTATGTTTGTACCACTTGACCCAGCCAACCGCCACTACGCAGAAATCTTACGCCAAGTAGAAGCTGGCACACTAACAATCGAGGACGCAGATTAATGGCATACATAGGCAAAGAACCCGGCAGTGGTCTTCGAGGCAGGTTTGTCTACACAGCCACAGCAGGGCAGACCAGCTTCACTGGATCTGACAGTCTTGGGCGCACCCTGACATACACAGACTCCGAATACACGGATGTGTTTCTCAACGGCGTTAAGCTAGACAAGACAGACTACACCGCCACTAGCGGTACGAGCATCGTGCTGGACAGCGGTGCCTCCGCAAACGACACGCTAGAGATACTGGCGTTTGACACGTTTGGGTTGTTCTCCGGTGAGTTTGCACAGGACGTATCTGTAGGTGGCGACCTTACTGTTGATGGCACCACCTTACACGTTGACAGTACTAACAATCGGGTTGGGGTAGGAACTACTTCACCAGAAAATCCTATTGAGATAGAAACAACAAACAAACTTGGTGGCACGTTTACAGGCACAGTAGATGGTGAAGGTCTACGAGTTACACAAACAGACTACACTGCTGGTAATTATGTCAGTCTTGTAGAGGCTCCGTATGACGACAGTCAGACTGCCGCCAATGTTCGCATTGCGGGTATGTTTGATGGCGGCGGGTCAAACCTAGCCTTCGGAACATCGAACAGCTATGGCTCTGGAATAACTAATACTGCCATGTTCATTCATAGTTCTGGGAATGTGCAACTCTCAGGGGGATTATCTTTTGCTGGCAACGATGCTGAAACCGCCGCCAATTTACAGGATGACTACGAAGAAGGAACTTGGACTCCAGTTCACGGCGGCAATAACATGACGCAATCCACTCCGTGTAAATACACAAAAATTGGTCGCGGTGTTTTTCTAACTATTGATGCGACATCAGCGTCTGGCTCATCAGCCACACATGCAATTACCGGATTACCATTTACACCCGGTGGAAGTTTTGGTGCATTGCATGTGGCTCATGCAACAGCCGATGGAATACAAGGTGGATATATAGGTCACAATTCAGACCAAATAATTTTGGTTCAAGCTGGAACAAGCTCTCTCGACACAATGAACGCTGGCACCCGTATTATCGGAATTGGATTTTATTTTACATGATAACCCGTCTGGAAGTCGGGTCGGACAGTCCAACCATAGGAGATAAAAATGGCACTAACGAAAGAATTTGAATATGACTGTGAAGTCAAAGGCGTTTACAAAAATGTCCAAGTTCGCAAGGCAACCATTGTAAAAGATGACGGAGCAGAAATAAGCCGTAACTATCACAGGCATGTTCTTTACTGCCGCACGAAGTCTGGTGACACTTGGGGTGACACAGACATCTCAGGTGAAGATGCAACCGTACAGGCTGTGTGCAACGCAGTTTGGACGGATAGCGTGAAGTCTGCCTACGAAACATTCATGGATAGTCAAACAGGGCCAGCCTAGATGTTCGGTGAGTTATCATTTTCAGATCGGGGCTTTTCTGCACACGGAGCGATAGTTAGCGAAGCGTCTACCCAGAGCTTTAATGCAACTCAAACAGCTACGCCGACATTGATAGCTATACCCCCGGCTATCGTCACAGATTTTAATTTTACGAAGACTTCTGCTGCAAACACCGTTCTTGAAGACAGCGCAACTATAGACGCTAATTTCACAAAAACCACTACCGCCATATATATTGCGTCCGGTGTAGGTTCCCTAATCCCGTCTTTTGATGTAACTTCTAACGGAGAACTTTTGTTTGCTCCGTTAGACGCTGGAACTCCGGCAGAAAGCTGGACGAATATTACGCATACTGGAGACAGTTGGACAACGATAACACCATCAGGCTCTGAGTCTTATACGGATATTGATACGAGTTAGAGGATTAGACAGTGACCACGACAACGACATATAGCAATAATCTAGGCATCACTCTGATCGGTACGGGTCAACAGGCCGGAACCTGGGGCACGACTACTAATACAAACTTTGAACTGCTCGACGAAGCAATCAACGGCGTTGTAACCCTGACGCTTTCAGCCACAGGCTCAACAGGTAGCCCAAACGATCAGACGATTGCAGATGGAACCTCTTCTACACTACGTCACAAGTACATCAATGTTACGAGTGGTAGTGATTTAGGCGGCACGGTGTATCTTCGCTTGCTTGATAACGCAGTCGAAAAGATTGCGATTATTAAAAACAGCCTAGCGGGTAGCCAGTCACTTGTTTTGATCCAAGGCACATACGATGCTGCTAATGTCTTGACCTTGGCAAACGGCAAAACAGTTGTAGCAAAGTTTGATGGGGGAGGATCGAGTGCAACAGTTGTTAATGCCCTTGGTAGTCTGACCCTTGATGCCGTTGATAACATAAACGTTACCGCCAACAACAGCACAAACGAAAGCGTGTTTCCTGTGTTTGTTGATGGTGCAACTGGCGCACAAGGTTTGGAAAGCGATACCGGATTAAGCTACAACCCAAGCACAGGTGTTCTAACGACAACTTCTGTCACTGGTAATCTTACAGGTGCCGTTACGGGTAATGTGACCGGCAACGTTACTGGTAATGTCACTGGTAATGTAACCGGCAACACAAGTGGCTCGTCTGGTAGTTGCACGGGTAACGCCGCAACAGCCACTGCGCTTGCAAATGCCCGAACGATTACGTTAGCAGGAGATGTTACATCCAGTGCTGTATCGTTTGATGGCAGTGCAAATATTACAATCACTACAGCACAAGCAAACAACTCTGTTGATTTGACGACGCATACGACAGGTAACTATGTAGCCGCACTCAGTGCTGGCACAGGCATCACATTAAGCGCGACTAGCGGTGAGGGAATAACGCCAACCATAGCCATTGGTCAAGCTGTAGGAACAGGCTCAAATGTTCAGTTCAATGCACTTGGTGTGGGCACAGCATCATCAACAACACAAGGTGAGATAAGAGCGACGAATGACATCACGGCGTTCTTTTCTTCAGATGCACGTTTGAAAGAAAACATCTGCTACATCGACGAAGCTCTAGACAAGGTGGCACAGATACAAGGTGTAGAGTTTGATTGGACAGAAGACTACATGGAGAGGCGTGGTGGCGAGGACGGTATGTTTGTACGCAAACATGATGTCGGACTAATTGCTCAAGACGTAGAAAAAGTTCTACCAGAGGTAGTCGCCAACAGAGAAGATGGCTTCAAGGCTATCAAATATGATCGTGTTGTAGCTCTGCTGGTAAATGCTGTGCATGAGCTAACAAACAAAGTTGAAGAACTTGAAGTCAAACTGGAGAGCTAGGTGCCGCTTACGAAACTTCAGTTCAGGCCCGGTGTTGCAACCGACGTTACCTCATACAGCAATGAAGGTAGCTGGGTAGATTGCGATAAGGTACGTTTCCGGTTTGGTTATCCTGAAAAGATTGGTGGCTGGAAAAAGATATCGAGTGCAACTTATGAAGGCACTGCCCGTGCTTTGGTAAACTTTGTTACCACGGACAGTTCAGACCTTATGGGTATTGGCACACACCTGAAATACTATCTCGAACAAGGTGGCTCGTATAATGATGTAACACCGTTGCGTCTGACCACATCCGCAGGGGACGTAACCTTTGCTGCATCAAATGGGTCTTCGACAATTACGGTGACTGAAGTAGCACACAACGCTCTTGAAAATGACTTCATTACTTTCTCAGGTGCTGCATCTCTTGGTGGCAATGTAACTGCGGCAGTACTCAATCAAGAGTATCAGATTACGAACATCGTAAACGCCAACAGCTTTCAAATAACTGCCAAAGACACAAGCGGTACAACCGTTACAGCCAACGGTAGCGACTCCGGTAATGGTGGTAGTTCTGTTGTTGGCAAGTATCAGATCAACACCGGCCTTGATAGTGCTGTTGATGGCACAGGTTGGGGCGGTGGTCTGTGGGGTGGTGAAGTATCTGGTGCTGTGTTCACAACTGTAAACGAAGATTTGGATACTAGCGAGACAACAATTACGCTTACAAGCGCAGCTAGTTTTCCAAGTTCTGGGACATTATTGATTGAATCAGAACTTATTACTTACAGCGGCAAAAGCACTAATGATATTACAGGAGCAACACGCGGTGCCTTGGGCACGACAGCCGCTACTCATAGCAATGGAGTAACTGTCACAAATGCCACAGACTTCTTTGGTTGGGGTAGTGCCGCACCTACAGGCACCGCACTAGACTTACGGCTTTGGTCACACGACACGCTGGGCGATGATCTTCTTTTGTGTGCGCGTGATAGCTCTATCTTTCGTTGGGAAAAAGCAAATGGTGTTACCACTCGTGCCATCAAACTGGTCAGCACCACGGGTGGCACATCTCGCAGTGTGCCCACAATAGCAAAACAAGTAATGGTCTTTCCGTTCCCGCGTCATGTTATTGCTTTCGGTTGCGATGATGAGAACGCCAGTAGTAGCGAGACTGAGGGCAATGGCACACAGAATCCGTTGAAGATTAGGTTCAGCGATTCAGAAGATCAACTGAAGTGGTTTGCTGTTACATCAGGCTCTGGCATCAACACAGCTGGTGGCTTTGACTTGGGTGTCGGCTCAACGATTGTACAAGCTGTTAAGACACGTCGCGAGGTGGTAGTGCTTACGGATACGGCTATCTATTCTATGACTTTCATAGGTGGGCAATCAATTTTTGCCGCCAACCTCGTTGCATCCAACATATCCATCATCAGTCCCAATGCTGCTGTTGCTGTTGACGATACGGTCTACTGGATGGGTAAGAACAACTTCTATATCTATCGCGGCACAACAGAAAAACTGCCCTGCACAGTAGAGTTGAAAGTGTTTGGTGACATCAACGTCAGTCAGTTCAACAAGATTACAGCCGGGGCTAACGCAGACCATGGCGAGATATGGTGGTTTTATACATCCGCAAGTGCAACTGAGAATGACCGTTATGTCATCTACAACTATCAGACACAGATCTGGTACTTCGGTTCTCTGTCACGCACAGCATGGATAGATAAAACCAGTCGGTCTAATCCACACGCGGCGGGTGCATCGAAGCTGTTCAAGCACGAGGACGGTGTGGATGATGATACAACAGCCATGACACCTTCTATTACATCTGCGGTCATGGACATCGGTGATGGCGAGAACTTTAGTTTTGTCAGACGAGTCGTACCGGACATCAACTTCACTGGTTCTGAACAGACAGGTGTGACTGCCACGTTTACTATGGAAGCTAGGACATTCCCTGGCACAACGTTCGGTGCAAGTGACTCAGGCACTGTAACTCGCACAGCTACATCTCCTGTCGATCAGTACACAGATCAGTTGCATATCAGGTTACGCGGCAGAGCTTACACGCTCAAGATATCGTCTGATCAGCTAGGCGTGCAGTGGCAACTTGGCTCACCGCGCTTTGATATCAGACCAGACGGGAGAAGATAATGGCAAGAAAGGTAGAAGTTTCTACAATTATCCTACCCACGCCACCCGGAAGCGGCGAGGTTACGTTAGAGTATCTGACGGATCTTGTCCTTGTTTTACAACAATTTATAGATGAGGAACGTAGCACTCGCGCCCTTCGAGGCACCACACTGACCCTGACACAAATACCTACAGCTTCTACGGGTCTTGAAAGTGGTGCATTGTTCAGCGATAGTGGAACTGTTAAGGTAGTCTCATGATGAATATGCAACAACCCGCTGGTGTAGCTTCGCTATCTACCCCCATGATGGCTAATAGATTAGCTCAAATGGGTCGATATGATGACGACCAAATCGCACACGTTGCCGAAGGTGAGATGCTTGTACCGGCACCTATTCTCAAATATTACCCAGATGTAAGAGAGGAGATATTTGATGTTATTAGAAAAGAAGGAATGGATCCGCAAGAATTTATCGTTGGCGGTGACATGGTTGCGCGAAACCCGTACACGGGTGTCCAAGAGTTTGGCTTCCTTTCAAAAGTATTTAAAGGCATTAAAAAAATAGTTAAGAAAGCCGCGCCAATTATTCTTGGTCTTGCTGCGGCAGGTTTAACCGGAGGCTTGGTCAACCCTTTTACGACTGGTGGTCTTAGTGCTCTCGGTTCTAACTTAGCAGGCGCGCTTACCACTTCCATTGGTAGTGCCGCCACAGCTGGTTTAGTTGGTGGCACAGTTTACGGACTTGCAAGAGGTAAGAATCTTAAAGACTCACTTAAAAGAGGTGCCAAGGTTGCGGCAATCACGGGTGCCGCGCAAGGTATTGGTGCTTTTGACCCACTTAAACAATACGCACCCACAGCTAGTGCTAGTAGTGGTGTTAGTAGTGCTACCACTGCCCAAGGCGCGAACATGTCTGTTGACCCATCGACTGTTCCTCAAATGTCTGTTAAACCGGAAGTTGCGTCTCAATCGTTTGCACCATCAGCACAACGCACGGCAGAATTAGAAGCGATCCAAAAGGGTACTCAATTAGCCAGTGCTCCTGCAACGTTTGGAGAAAAAATTGCATCAGGTCTTTCATCCTTAAACCCATTTAGTTCGGCACCGGGTGCCGAAACGGGTTTCCTTGCTGGCATGAGTCCTGGGGCAAAAACTTTTGCTACAACAGCAACTGCATTGACCGTGTTACCTATCTTGCTTCCTCAAGATGTTGAACAGTATCAACAAGAATCTGGTATACCACTGACGCAGGAAGACATAGATGCGTTGACCGGCAAAGGCGATGCAGGCCCACCCTCTCCCGCAGCCATAGCTTTTGCAAAATTTTATAGAGACAGACAAAACTATCAAGGTGCTGGCGGTCAACAGGTAGGTGGTTCAGGTATTCCAACCTTGATGGAGGGTGGCGAAGTCGCTGGCCCCGGTACGGGAACCTCGGATAGCATACCAGCCTTGTTGTCAGACGGTGAGTTTGTCATGACTGCGGAAGCAGTCCGTAACGCAGGTGGCGGTAATCGCCGCAAAGGTGCAGCCAAAATGTACAAACTCATGAAGAATCTGGAGGCTGCATAATGGCTATAATGGGTGGCATAACAAACAAAGGTGGGGGACGGGCACCATTATCGAACATTCCTATAGCACCCGTTGAGTTAACTAGTGGTTCAACTGATCCGCTTGACGCGCTTCTTCAAAAAATTGATACAGATAATCTTCAAGCTGCGATACAGGTTCCTGTTACACCGCAGTATCAAAAAGATTTTCAAAGACAGTTGTTCGAAAGACTACAGGCTGTATCGGATCCCGAAACAGGTATTCAATATGTGTCTCCCGCAAGAGCACCTTTTGTAGCTGGTCTGAGTGCAGAACAACAACAAGCTCTACAACGCGCACAAGCTGGCCTTGGTTCTTACCAACCCTTTTTGCAACAAGCAGGTGCTACGTTTGATCAAGCTGGCGGTGCGCTAAGTACGTTAGGAGATTATTCCGACACACTCGCACGCATGGGTGGTACGGCGGCAGGGCAAGTTCAACCTTTTACTGATCTTGCAACAGGCGCGGTGCAAAGAACTGGTGCAGACATTATGGGTGCGCGAGGCGCGGTTGGTGGCATTGGGCAACAAGTTGCAGCCTTACAAGACACCACGGGTAGGTTTGATCCTTCAGACATAAGCGCGTTCCGCAATCCGTTTGAAGACCAGCTAGTAGCACAGATACGGGAAGACATCGCAGAGTCCACGGGGATTCAAAGGCAGAGACAAGAACAAGCACTCGCTGCATCTGGTGCCGCCGCCATGGGCACACGCGCAGACAGACAACGTGCTGACTTATCACAAAAAGCTCTCGAAACAGAAATTGATACAATAACGCGGTTGAGAAAACAAGGCTTTGATGATGCACAAGCACGGGCACAGCAAGCGTTTGAGTCACAGCAGGCTCGTCGTCAACAGGCCGTACAATTAGGGCTTGGTGGACTAGAGGCGGGTGGTCGGCTTGGTCTGAGTGCTGGTCAGTTAGGTATTGAAGGTGGTCGCCTTGGTTTGAGTGCGGGGCAACTTGGGTTATCAGGCACGGAACTCGGTGCAAATATTCTAGGCGCAGGTGCTGGCTTGTTAAGTGACCAAGCCACACAGTTGCGCGGCCTTGGTGGTTTACGCGCTGACCTTGCAGGCGCACAGCAACAAGCACAGTTGCAAGACATAAACACATTGTTGAGTCTTGGTGGACTGACACAAGGTCAACAACAAACAATGCTCGAAGCACAGTTCCAAGATGCTGTGGCACAACAGATGGATCCGTATCGTGCCATACAGTTGCAGTCAGATATCTTTGCAGGCATACCGTCTTCGCAATCTGCATTGAGCTTGGCACCCGGCCCAGTGGCACCGCCTCCGCAATCACCTGACCGTCTAGGCCAGCTTGCTGGTTTGGGAATCGCGGGTCTGGGTGCGTATAAATCTATCTTCGGGCCAGCCTGATGAGGAGAGTAAGAGCATGATGTTCTCAGGTTCACGACGCAGAATGTTTCGCAACGAAACTCCAGCAACGAAGAAGCCTAGTCTTACAAGACAGGCCATAGGCATACTTGCCTCCTCACGCGAGTTGATGGACGAAGTGCAACCAGTTCGTATGGTGGCCGGGGGCGATGTCGCGTTGGAGCAAGAACGCCAACGACGTTTATTGCAGTATCTTTCATCGCCTATTTCTAGTGTATTAACACAGCCACCATCAGCCCAACTACGCATACCACAAGTGTCTAACACTGGTATGGGAATTGGTGCTTTGCCAGAGGTGCAAAAGCGAGGATTGTCTCCAGACCCAGCGACTATGACACCTCGTGAAGCTCTTGTTGATCCTACTCTTGTTGTTGGAAACATACGCTCAAGAATTATGGGCACAAACACGGCAGAAAGACCTGACCGAGCACGGATTCTACGAGAGCAAGAACAAGTAGTTCCACCTAAAGATGCCTCTTCATTCGGCATTGCAACACTTGAGGCTTTGGCTGAGGAACCACCTCTTGCAGAAAGTTTTGAATACGCTAAACAAACAAAAATGCCGCAGCCTCGTTTGAAAGAATTGTATGGACAAAGAACAAGTCAACGACGTTCGTTAAAAAAAGCGCAAAATGAATTAGGCCAAGCACAAAGAGCCTACGATAAAGCAGTGAAAGGAAACAGAGTAGGATCAACAAATGAGGCAACCATAGGTGTTGCACTTTCTAAACTCGAACTTGCTAGAAAGAAAGTAGCTCAAGAGAACCTTGAACTGAGTGAGCTAAACAAACAACTTGGTAAAGAAAATATGTCTAAGTTTGTTGGTAAAATTGAGAATATCAATCGTCAACTTGGAGATGACAACGTATCAGAGGGCAGAAAGCAGGAGCTTCGTGAAGAGCTTGAAGAAGTGCAAGTTCAAATGGAAGAGGCAGGCTTACGCAAGTTTGAAGGCGACGATACAAATACTTCAGATAGACCTCAAAAACCTGTGCCACCAGCAAAGGGCGAGGGAGAAGTTACCGGAGAAGGCGCACCTGATGCACAAGAAGAAGTGTTGAAGAAAGCTCAAAAGACAGCTGATGCTAACACAACCGAGGCTGTAAAAAATTCTGACATTAGTCCAAAAGACCAACCAACGGCCCTCAAAATAATTGAACAGGCAGAGAGAGATCTTGATGAGGACAGCGAAGGTATAGCAGACGGTACTAGCACGGAAGAACAAGACATTGTTAGGAGAGCCATGGAAATGGCTGAGTATGATGAGCAGGAAATCCGAGACAGTCTTAAAAGAGATTCTTTCTGGAACGCAGTCATGATGTTTGGTTTACAGATGGCGGCTGGTGCTAGTGAAGGCGGTGATAGGTTTAGCAACATGGCAAGAGCCGCTGTCATTGGACTGAATGAGTTCAACAAAGATATGAAAGAAAAAGAGAAGAGTGCTTATGCCCGGTATCGTGATAAGAAAGCAGATGCTTTTGCAGAAGCTGGGTTAGAACTCAAGAGAATTTCAAGTGAAAACCAATCTAGAAGTTTAACAAATCAACTAATAATGCAAAAAGCACAACTGGCAAATATGCGAAATGACATAGCCTATCAAAATGAAAGACTTGAATTATCAAAAAGCGGCCAAAAAATTACCGTACAAGGACAACGACAGAACTATGTAACAGACATTCTGAAAGATAGCAGAGCAAAAAGAGAAGCAGAAAAGCGTTTGCGTGAAACTGCGGGTTACGAGAAATACGCTCCGACTGAAAAAGAAAAAGGCGGCAGAAGTGGGCAAAAAGTGAACCCGCCGATACCTGCAAGTGTATTGAAGGACTTTTTGGAAAACGAAGCAGCAACAGCTTTACCCGATCCTTCGGGCGCGTCTAATGTGATTGTTTTAGACCAATAAGTTTATTGTTTAGATATGGCACAAATATATTCATACCGAGGCCAACAGTATCAACTAGCAGATGGTCTTTCAAACGATGAGGCTTTGGCAAGGATAGAAGACTATCTAAGTGGGTTGGAAGATGATGATCTTTTAGACCCAGATCCGATAGATGAGCCTGACCTGATAGATGAGCCTGATCCCTCAGAAACCTATGAGGGTGTTGCTCAAGAATTTATTGAAGGTATTGGTTCAGGTATCATCGGCATCGGTGAGGGCGTGCTCGAAACTGCGGCACTTGGTGTTGATCTTATAGCTGACAGTGACCTAGCCACAAGTGTTCGACAGGGCGCACAAGAGTTACGCGATTCTTTAGGCATTGATCCAGAGGGTTTTGCAGGTAAAGGCACAGAAGCTCTGGTTCAGTTTGGTGTGCCGGGTATCGCGGCTATCGGTGCTGTTTCTAAGTTCTCACGATTAGGTAAGCAGGCACGCAACTTTGCAGAGCAACGCAAAGCGGCTTTGTTACAGGCCGACGAAGTAACACAAAATAAACTTTTAAAAGACGCTGCAGAAGGTGCTTTGACAGGTGGACAAAAAGCGGCACTAGGCGCACAGCAAATAGCCGCTATGGGTTTAACAGACGCGGTTGTTGCAACTAATAATCTGACAACCTTTGGTGACTTTTTTGAAGGTGGCCCAACGCAAACAGATCAAACCGAGGGGCTTACTGGTAGAGACGAAGCGTTCCGACGTATTCAAAACAAAGCTAAGTTTGGTTTAGAAAGTCTTGCTTTAGGCGGTGCCATAGGTGGTACGTTTGCCACGGCAGGTCGAGCCTTGGACACCCAGACAGGTCAGGTAATCACACGGGGTGTAGCCAAGGGTGTTACTTACCCGTTTAGAAAAACGGGCGAAGCCTTACAACGTTTAGACGAGAAGATTTTATTAAATCCTGAATCAGTTGGTCTTGTTGGTAGAGGTGTGGCTGGTACCGCTGCTGCATTAAGACCTAGAGGAATGTTGCCGCAAGACGTAGCCACCGTAAAAACTTTGCTAGGTAGTGAGGTCGAAGCTGCTGTGGGTACAACTGGTAGAAGGTTACAGAGACTTACAAAGTTATCGAGACAGCTTGCTAAAGAGTTAGCGAAAAAAGGGAATAATCAAAGCGATCTCACGGCAGAAAAAATAAGAGAGACTGCACTGGAATTTATCTTGGCTCCAAAAAAAGTAATGATACAAACAGCCAAGGGTACAAGAGAGGCTAACCTGGCTACCCTGTCAAAAAGGAAGGGTGAGATTGTATACACTGGCGTAAACAAAGATCTTAAAGAAAAGCTGGATCAGTTTGCTACACCAGAAATGAAAGAACTACTCTATCAAATTAGAAGAGACATTGACTCAATAAGTATTGATATTGGCACTGGGCCAACTGCAAGACGAGTTGCAAGCGCAACAGAAAAAGACCTTAAAAACATGGGTCTATCCGATGTAAAAGGTTTTGATAAAATCCTTAGACAAGAACTAGGTTCTTATATTAGACGTAGCTACAGAATTTTTGAGGAACAGGGTTTCAAGGCATCTGACGAGGCTGTCGCAGCGGCTGTTTCTGGTTACAAGAACTCAAGGAGTGCACGAAACGCGCAGATTAAACAAATTCTCAACCCACGATTAAAAGACTTTGCTGGAACGCAAGAGCAAAAAGAGTCTCAACTTTCGGCTGCTTTAAAGTTTGTTGGTAATCTGGATCGGAAGACTTTAGAAAGCCTACAACGCAGTTTGAAAAAAGAAACAGCAACCGAAGCAGATATCGATCTTGCCGCAAACTTTGCAAAAGATAACTTTATTAAAAAGTGGAATCAAAAAATTCAACAACAGGCAATGGATCGAAAAGAATCAGGCAGGGTGCCTGTTGATAGGCTCAATCTGAAAATCTTGAAACAACGAACTAAAATACAAGACTTTGAACGTGCTTTACTCGGAGAAATAAAAGATCCTGATGAAAGCATTCTTAAAACTGTTGCTGAACTAGCTGAGTTTCGAGCCGCTGACCGGTACTTTGCGTCCTTGAAAAGTATGGCAGATAATCCCAACAATGCTTTGAGTAAATATTTCATAGCACCCGGTCAAACATCGAGCGCAACTAACTTAAAAACTTTAGGCGATGACTTTGGTGCTCTCAAAGGTTATCAAGTGCCCGAACGAATTTACAATGACTTAACGAGAAAGGTAGTTGGCAAAGAGGATGGTCTTACTGGCTTGGTTCAAAGCGCATATTACGGTGCTTTGCGGCTAAAAGGTTTTTCTCAGTACAGTAAAACTGTATTGTCACCAATCACTCAAGTCCGAAACGTTACAACAGCATCTGCCTTTGCTCTTGCACAAGGCAACATAGGTTCAGGTGCAAATCTTTTTGATTCGATGGGTCTGGTGTATCGACAGATAATGAAGAACGGCGACGAGGGTGTCGATGATGCTCTCAAGGAACTTGTGGAACTGGGTGTTATAAACAACCAAGCACAGTTAAAAGAATCTTTGGAACTATTGAAGGGCACTTACGGCAGACCGGGAGCCACAAGTACCAACAGTTTTGGTGAGCTAGGGCAGGACTACGGAGAAAGTGGCCTGACCATGTTCTTTAAAAACTCTCTGCAAAAAACGGGAGTGGGACGGGCTGCAAAAGGTGCACAAGATTTGTACCAAGGCGGCGATGATCTTTGGAAGATTTACAACTTTCAGTTTGAACAAAACAAAATATTAAATGTTTTGCAAAGAAGTGGGAACACCGTTGACGAACAAGTTGAGGCACTGGCACAGCTACGACAAATGCGTCTGCGGGATGTTGATCCAACAGTCATAAGAAATCAAATAAAGAGTGAGGGTCTTATACAGTCTATCAAAAAGGAAGCCGCAGAGGTTGTCCGAAACACTGTGCCTAACTATTCCTTGGCACCAACCTTTATTAAAGATCTTCGTCGCCTACCTGTTGGTAACTTTATCGCGTTCCCATACGAGATATATCGCACAGGAATAAACACGATTGGTCGTGCGCTGGATGAGATGGCATCTACTAATGCCGAGATACAAAAGATTGGGCTAAGACGCATGACAGGTGCCACAGGCACCTTCGCTGCTCTTCCCGCCGCCACCGCATCACTTGCTTATGAAGCATCTGGTGTATCAGAAGATGAAATGAAAGCCTTTCAACGTAGCTTCGCTGCCCCGTTTGAAAAGAATGCTGTCCTGTTGCCGACTGGTAGAACTGCCGAGGGTTTGCCTACTTATGTGAACTTTAGCTACAGTAACCCATATGACCAACTGGCTAGAGTCGCTCGTGGTGCACTTAACATGGCAGACACTCAAAGAGAGCTTGGTAAAAGCGGTGCAGAAATAGCAACGATGGCTGGTTTAGAAGGTTTGAAAGAGACTTTCTTACCTTTCTTTGGCACATCCATAATTACCGATAAAGCCTTGGACATTACAGTACGCGGAGGCCGTACTTCATTAGGTGCTCGTGTTTTCCAAGACGGTGACGATGCTGGTACAAAAGTAGCCAAGTCGTTTACGCATTTTGCGGATGGCCTGTTACCCAGCTTCATACCAGTTCAAGTTCGAGGCGGTAGGTTTGAAGCAGCTAGGTTTGCTCGTGGTGTGTTTGGAACACCGGAAGGAAACAAGTTATTTTTTGGCGTAACTTCGATTGACAATCAGAAGAACGAACGTGACTTATCTGAAGAAGTTGCACGCGCAATTACAGGCTTTACCGAACGGGAGCCTAACATCGACAATCTATTTAGATACAAAGCGGCAGACTTTCAAAGAGCGACAAGAAATGCGCCTGCGCTATTTACCACTGTTGCCGCAAGACCAACGTCTAGTGCACAGGATATATTCGAAGCCTATGTTGCTGCCGATGAATCCAAATACCGTGCTCACAATGAAATGTTTCAAACAATAGAAGATCTGAGAACGTTGGGTTTTGATGATGGTGAAATAGATGAACGGTTTTCAGACCAAGGCTTGGGCGCAACTTTCAGAGATGTGCAAGCTGGAGAATATGTGCCATATGAAATGAGTCGTGCCGCAGAAGAAAGAGCGATAGACGCAGGTAACGAAGACAAACTAGATTTTGATCGTTTTAATGCTTACTACGAAAGTAGAGCAGGTATCCCCTTTGCCGCCGATAATATCGAAGAAATTGAGCCAGATTTGATTCCAGAGCTACCTCTCACGTCCCCTGGAGCACCGGCTGTCGCACCCCTGCCCACCGCTACAGCACCACAGGCATCGTTACAAACGCCTCAAACTACGCAAATCCCTCAAGTTACGGCTGATACGCGATTCTTCATGCCCGGCACACAGCAGGGCATCTTCTCTCAAAGTCGAGGCATACCCTTCTCGACGATTCAGGAATCAGCACAGGCACGGGGCACGACTCCCGAACAACTGATTCAAACTTCCGGCTTGCAACGAGTAGACGCGGAGCTTCTCGGTAGCAACCCGATTGAACAAGCGCGGAACTTGGAACTTGCACAGAGGACACGGCGAGGTGTTTGAGGTTGCAGCAATCATCTGCCAACTTAGCACGCAAGGCGTAACACAATCATACATGGATGGTCAGTCGAATGTTCTTGTTCGTCGTTGCACATTCAAATGTCAGGACAAGTCTTCTAAAACACATCAAATCTATTATGATGATCGGTGTCCCAAGTATATTTATAAACACACACGTTCTTTGTATTATGGATAGGTCATGTCACAAGATTGGTCACAGTTTAAAAACTTCTCGATAGAAGAGTTTCGTTGTCAGCATAGCGGCGATGACGGTATGGATCTCAATTTTGTCGCAAAGGTACAGAAACTTCGCACAGCTTTTGGTGCGGGTCTGACAATCAGTAGCGGATACCGCAGTCCCGAACATCCCATCGAAGCTAAGAAAGCAACCGGCCCTGGTTCTCACGCATCAGGTCGTGCCTGTGACATCAGGATATATGGGCAGGATGCGCTTGATCTTCTGCACTTGGCTCTTGATTCTGGGGACTTCACCGGCATCGGAGTACAGCAGGCCGGGGATCGTAGCCGTAGGTTCATCCATCTTGATGACTTGGATAATCAAAGCCGCCCGACAATCTGGTCTTACTAATGATGAACACAGTCAAAGAGTTTGAAGCCTACGCAAGTGTGATTAGAACAGAGCAAATGCCCCTTGCTGAAGTTATAGAACTCTTTCGGGAACAGCCAAAATTTGCTGAGTGGTATAAGCAAAAATACTTTAGCCCACAGGAACAAACTTCCCGGTCTGAATTAGAATAGAACGGTTCTCCATGTGAGACTGTTCGACATCATCCTTGCTTTGTCCGAAGTATCTGACAGCAAGATAGTTGTCGCACATGGCTTTGTTTATGTCTTCGTCGTTCACGATTACTGTGCCCAGCACCCGCCCGAACTTGCCGCGTGAGTCTTTCAACTCTGTCCTGATCACAACATCGCCCTGACTGATAGCGTCTTCGAGGAACTTCGTAGCTAGTTTGCCTCGTGCCTTCTCATCCAGATCACGGGTTCGAGACTCTGGTGTATCTATGCCGTACAGCCTGACCCGCGACTTGTACATAACAGAGAAGCCAAGGTCGAGCACAACATCAATAGTGTCACCATCTACCACACGCTCTACAGTACACGCATACTCATACATTACTTCTTCTCCAACTTAGCCGGAAAGTGTTTTACCAGGGGAGTGCATGTTGCAAACAAAAACTCTTCTGGTTCCCTCGGCAGCGCATTGAACTGCTCTGCTTCTTTCAAGCACTCAGTCCGAGTCAGTCCCAGCATTGCTTCATCTATTGTATAGATGTTGTTGGGCGGCATCACCTGTAAAAAGTAAATCAAAATATATTGCATCAATCTATCTCACCCCAGTTGTCGCCTACAGCCTTGTCCACTTTGAACGGCACCCGTGTTTCAATACAGTTTTCCATCGTATCCACTATGGTGTCTGCCATCTTGTCGTCTTTCAGGCTGAAGCAT